TCCGTCAATCATCCCCGACCCCGTTGCGTGATTCGCCTTATCCGACATCGACGAAGAGCATTCAATATTCCGGATTCTCTCGTCATATGCAGAATTGAACCCGAGGAATACACCATCCAGCGTCGTTTCTACATTCACGTAATTCAGACCGAGTTCGACACGCATGATGCGCGGCTTTCTGCCGACGTCCCCAAACATCCACGAACACGCATAATCCCCCGAGTTCCGTTTTTGCAATCTCTCGGCATAATCTTCTAACGTCTTGCCGTATTGCATACATTCGCGGATACGGCAGCAAATCGGGTCGCGCAGACGGAAAGCGTTGAACCGGCTGATTGTTGTCTCGCTGCCGATAATTCCCGCGCTCGTGACGAAGAAATCCGTCATACTAAATACGCCGCCTGGCATACTCTGCATTACCATCGCGAACCCGTCCCCCGCCTCCGGTTCAATTCGCAGGATGACATTACAGAATTGGGCGTCGATGAAATTGCTAAAGGAGGAGTGGCCGCATACAATTCCGCCGTCCTTCGTCCATCCCTTCCCCACCGCCATAATAAGCGAACACCTATCTTTGAATTCGTTCAACCGCGCGTCACGGGCAGAAAGAGCGGCGGGGTTGGCGGCGATGGCGAGTTCATCGCGGATGACATCGGCGTATTTCTTCCGGTATTTTGGCGTATCGATATACCGAAGGAGGTGCGAGTAAAAATACGGGAGCGACATATAGACATTGATAAGGATTATCTGGCATACGCGAATACCGCCGCCTGCCCCCGCGGCAATCCCTTCCATCTCTCGAAATATCTTTGGGAAGCGGCGCTTGATAATGGGGTGGTAGAAATCATCACAAAGCCCGTAGAAGAAATCGATATCGCGACCGTAACTTTGGCGGAAAATGAAATCATACGCCGCAAACATTCGTGTGAATAGTGTATGGTCAGCGGCGATGATTTGTTTTCCGTGGGAAACGCCGCGTTCGTATGGAGCACCGCGGATTGTGATTCGAATCCAGCCTGCGGCATTGTCCCGTGTCCGTGTCCGTGTCCGTGTCCGTGTCCGTGTCCGTGTCCGCGCCGAATCCGCCGCTTTTTTACTTCGCTTTCTTGTAGACACCGTCATGATTTACTATATAGTACGCACAAATAGATATAAAGATTTTTAAAATGTAATGTATAAAGGAACTGAAATGAGTAATTCAAACGCACATGGCGCGGCGGCAGCGGGGGGTGGTGGCGGCGGCATCGATGCTTATAGCGGCGCCGCTGGTTCTGCCTCGGATAACGTTCTCGTGATTAAAACCGTCCAAATTGCGCCTGTTCGAACATTGATGTGTGCTCTTAAAGAAATCCTCATTGAAACCAATATCACATTTCAAACAGATGGAATTCGTATCATTAATATGGATAAATCGCACACGATGTTGGCGCATATGTTTCTAGAAGCGGTGAATTTCGAGCTCTATGAATGTGCTCTTGATAAAATCATCATCGGTGTGAATATGTTTCACCTGTTCAAACTTATCAACTCTATCGACAATGATGATACGCTGACTATCTATATTGAGCGAAAGGACTATAATGATGGTATTGTATCCTACCTCGGTCTTAAATTCGAGAATGGGGATATTAAACAGTGTAAGACACAGAAACTTCGTCTTATCGAGCCCGACCCGGAAGACCTTGTTGAACCGCAAGTTGCGTTTTCGAGTGTGATTAACCTCCCATCATGCGATTTCCAAAAGATTATTCGCGACCTTTCGTGTATTTCCGAGAAACTGGAGATTAAGTCTGTAGGGAATGAGCTGATATTTCGGTGTTCGGGGCAATTCGCCACAGCGGAAGTGAGACGCGTAGAGTCGGATGGAAGTATGGAGTTTCTTCATAAGAAGGATTCCGGGAAGATTATTCAGGGCGAGTTTTCGCTGAAAAATCTCGGATATTTTATCAAATGCACGAACTTGTGTAATCAAATCGAGATGTATCTGGATAATGATATGCCGCTTGTTGTGAAGTATTATGTGGCGTCGCTGGGGACGATTAAATTGTGTTTGTCGCCGTTGCCGTCATCGTAATAGCTCCCCCTCTCCATCGCTCCGCCCGCTACGCGGCTCCGCAATTCCGTTCCTCCGCTGCTTCGCCGCTCGAGACATAAAAAAATAATACTAAAAAATAATACTAAAAAATAATAAAACGGTCAAGTCGTATTATTATTTGTAAATATGCTCCTCCTCTCCATCGCTCCGCCGGCTGCGCGGCTCCGCAATTCCGTTCCTCCGCTGCTTCGCCGCTCGAGACATAAAAAAATAATTTATTTGTAAATAGCTCCCCCTCTCCATCGCTCCGCCCGCTGCGCGGCTCCGCAATTCCGTTCCTCCGCCGCCACTTGAGACATAAAAAAATAATTTATTTGTAAATAGCTCTCCCTCTCCATCGCTGCGCGGCTCCGCAATTCCGTTCCTCCGCTGCCACTTGAGACATAAAATCCACCCCCTCCCCACTCGAGCGGCGTCAGCGCGAGCGAGTGAAATCGCGGAGCCGTGCCAACGGCGGAGCGATGTAACGAGCGAGCTTTAGTACTCCGGTGTATGTTTCTTGAACAAACACCCGTGTGCTGTAATTCCTTCCAGTTCGCGGATAACCCCGGCATTCTGAAAATTACAGTTCGCCATCCAGATTTTTATAATACAGAAATTCTTCTTCGGTGAAATAGTGATTCCATTCACGATTGGAATTACATTCATTTGGGTTGAAATCGTCTCACCTACGGTGACATATGACAACTGCTTCCACGCGCTATTCACTTCTTTATTCGCGACTTTATATGAAAAGCATCCGCCGTTTCGGTTCTGTGGGTCTTCCCACATCGGAACGATTCCTGACCGCATCAGGAACAACATACAATTCATAACAAGCTTCGGGGGTAGAACCTCGAATATCGCGATGGCTTCTTCTGCTGTGTCAAACTCGAATATTTTCTTATAACTCGACGCAGCCCAATTCGTATCGTGAGGAAGATGAGCCCATAATGTCCAACGATGCGATAATTTATGAAATGTATTCGTCGCCGCCGTCGTTTCGTTTGATACTTCGCTTGCCATATCGTGAACAAGAATTTCCGTAAAATTGATGTGGATGGGATAATACACACCGTATATTATACCATCAATTTTTTTTTATACTCTTTATGTGGACGATTCTTGAATTACTTCAAAATCATCGCAACCTGTTAAAGTGGGTTCGTTTTCATTTCCGCGGTGTGCGTCGGTCTCGACATCGGTCTCGGCATCGGTCTCGGCCTCGGTCTCGATATCGAACTCTAGCTCGGAGTCGCTGTCACTGTCGCTCTCGCTGTCGCTGTCCGAGCAATCATAATACGACGATAATACATTGTCGATGTCATATACTCGTGTTTCACCTGTTTCAAACACAGGACACCTCAATATTGAGTCTACCTTAACGACATAGGTATGACCGATTAAAACGGATTGTTGGTCGTTTAAGTTATATGCTACAAATCGCGTTGGCTTCTGAAATGATGTATCGGTTTGGAATAATGATGCCACCACTTTTGATGACGGCGACCGCTGGTCATTAAAATACGGCTTCATCGATTCATTATAATACAATGTAAGCTTGTAGTTATAAAACGGCGAACGAAGATACTTTGCAATTTCAGGACGACCATATTGTTGATAAAGAACCCACTGTAAGAACTTTGTGTCTAAAACCTCATTTTTCTCAAGGAAGAAATGATGAGGGGTTTTCAAATTGATATTGAAGGTAAGGGGTGAAAGGCAATCATCGGTGGCATCGTCACCTGGAGCAGGAGAGGAAACAATCGGCGACTCGACGCTCGTGCTCTTTACATATACCGTAAGTTCGGCATCCGACAAGAATTTAAACGACTGGGTATATGGTCGGTAATGCTCTGTAATAAGGGTGTGTGTCCGCCCGTTAAAATCACCGCGATGAATACGAGTATATGGCTGGTCGTCTACCTTATGAAGGATGAAGTCGTAGATGTCATTGTGTAACTCATTGACCTCGGGTTGGTCGTGATGAATTCGCTCGAAAAGCTTACATTGCCTATCAATCCATTTACATACCTTATATTTGGCACGGTCGATTTGATATACATTATCACGGTCGCTTTTATAATAATAGAACAATGACGACGCAGAATACACCTCACGGCCATCTTTTACAACGGTATATGTGCTAAATCCATACTGACCAAACATACGGAGTGTAGCATAAAACATCGAGGTCGCCATTTCTTTCAAATATCGTGTTGTCCCGATAACGCCGGAATGAATAAACCGCCAAAAATTTATAATAGCCGAGTTATTGCCTTGTAAACACATATTAAATAAAATAGGAAACATTGCATAAAACGAAAAAAAAGCAAATGCGATTTCTGCGTCTGTTGGTTGTTTCTGATAAACGCGAATCATCCTTACAGGTTGAGGTATAAATGACGGATACATTTGATTTGTATTTTCACTAGAGCAAATGTATTTAGTATTTCCGATGTCAAGGAAACAGGGCATTATTGAACCGCGACTACGCTTGTCTCTATGTATATAGCACATCAAAATCTTTTTATGTTGTTATTTAAGCGGAGCAGGGGGCTGTTGCTGTGGCTGTTGTTGTGGCTGCTGCTGTGGCTGCTGTGGCTGCTGCTGCGGCTTGACACGCACGGTGGATTTTCCTGGATTGATTCCAAAGACATAGAATAGAATACTACTGATATAAGTAAGCATTAATATGGGAATAATCACGATAAACCATACGATTTTTGTAAACCCATTCAAGCATAAAATATTCAACACGGCGGCGAATATCAACATAATAATAAATTTTAATAATGAGGTTTCATATTCGCCCTGAAACAAATCAATTGTGATTTGAATCATCGAAAAGGCTAAATAGAGAAGTGCTGGTGGGCATATCTTTTCGAGCATAATAAAAATAGTATATATAACTTATATATTATTTTATGATTACCCGGTTTATTCGTCTGATGAATGACATTATTTCTTCGTCTTGTTGAACATAGCGATTCCGTTCTTGAATACACCGACCTCGTCGCCCACATCGTCATCGACGCAAGCATAAATGATGCCGTTCAAAGGGTCGGTTGTGAAGTATGTCTTTCCCTTGATTTTCACTTCTGATACTTCGATTTCGGCCTCTTCTTCTGCTGCTGCTTCCTCGACGGCGGCCTCCTCTTCCTCGGCGGCCTCTTCTTCGGCTGCTTCCTCGGCTTCTTCGGCGGCTTCTTCGGCGGCTTCTTCGGCTTCTTCTTCCTCGGCTTCTTCTTCGGCTTCTTCGGCCGCTTCCTCTTCGGCGGCTTCTTCGGCTTCTTCTTCTTCTTCGGCTTCCTCGTCCTCTTCCTCTTCGGCCTCTTCCTCTTCGGCGTCCTCGGCAAGGCCTTCAGTTGTCTCGCTTTCATTTTCATCGTGTTCTTCTATCGCGTCGGCGGTTATAATCACATTCTTGCTAGTTGTCTGCTGAATAAAGGTCGTAGATGTATCGCCTTCCTTTTCTTCCGCTTCCGCACCCGCGTCCGCGTCTTCTTCGTGTATTTCCAAACGAACCGACTCTTCTTCTTCTTGTTCTTGTTCTTGTTCTTGTTTTGATGTCGACAATGACGGCTGAGCAAGAGGAGCAAGAGCAACCGTATTCACCTTCGTCTCCAACGCGTGGATATAACGGTTCAGGTCAACAATCGCCGCTTGAAGTTCTTCGCGTGATGGGCCGTTATTA